CATACGGAGAGCTTTTTCCACACAACATTCGTGTTGTGTCTTTTGCTCTTTCAGTTAACGCTATTTTTACTTTCTCTTGGGATTTAAATCTATTGTTTAACTGTTTTATAGATAATATCTTTTTGCTTTTCTTTCTTAAGTTTTAAAATAAGCTTTAATTTGTTTTCTTTTGTTTTTTGTTTTTTCATTTTGTTTCAGTTTGGTGTCGTTTAGTTAGAAACTCTTGTAGTTGTCTTGAAATAAATCCACTTTGTGGTTTTAGGGCGGCGTTATGGAGTTTTTATATGTTATTTCCAGTCTAGAGCTATTGGCTTGACTGGTTGCCGATCTGCGGCTTTTGATTTAAAATCACTGAGGCTTACTGTTAGCTGATGACGTGTACCCGTCCCTGGGTTTTTGCCTTATTTTTGTATACTTTAGGATGTAAAACCGTGATGAACGATGATAATTCCGTCTGATGGTGTTTCTCCAGTAGCATTTTTGAGAGTAATTTGTTGGGGTTGGTTACCAGGTGTTTGTGTTAACAGAGATGTTGGTACGTGCACTGATGTTTCCTCCTAATTCTTATCGTAATGAAAATGGAACAAAATATATCTTGTTTTAATCGTTCAACTCAAAACGATAATAGTCTCAACATCTCTAAGTCGGAGTGTGTTTCTCGACGCCTTCCGGTTGAGACAAAAAAGAGAAACCTCGGTGAAGATCCCGTCTTGCAGTCTCGTCGTGAGCTGCAATCTTGTGTTCGTGCGTCTTTTGCTTACAATATATCTCTTCTCTCTAAGAAAGAGAGAAATTTGTGTGGTCGTCTTCCTTTTTCTGTGTGTGATGTTCCAATTCAGCGAGTACCTGAAATAGTAGCGTTGAATATGGCTCCTTTGATCGGCCTACCAAAGCCGATGGCGTTGACCATCTTGCAGATTGTTGTGTGTGATTATGAGGATCGATGTGATTTAATTCGTGCTTTTAATGTTAATAATAATAAAGGTGTGCCCGTTCGACATTGTCAATATGTACTTATTGAGCGCGGTGTTTTTCGTCGCGTTAATAAGAAGACTTTTTGTTCTGTGTCTGGTAAATGTGAATTGTTGAATGGCGTTTACACTAAGGTCGTTTTTGATGCCCATAGTTTGGATGGCCTTTCTAATGTCATTTCTGGTGTTCGTAAAGTTCTTAAAATATTGTCATTGTTGGGTGAGAAAGAAGCAACCACCATTGATTTTTGTAAGCCTGGTCAAATTTGTAGTGTCTTGCTGGACCTATTGAAGTTGTGTAAGAACGGATTTGATTATATGAATGTCGCGTCTTTGTTGCTCAGTGTTTATAATCTGGTCACTTCTTCTGTTTCTTTCGTTGCACATGGCCTCGACACGGTTGCGCTTAGCGCCCTGACGTTGTTGTTGCCTAAAGAGCTTTTCGAAATCTTGCGTCGTATAAATGTTCTTACTAGTGCTAAAGTCCTTGATGATGTTTCTATATTTTCCAGTGTTTTCAATTTGATTTTAGATTTTATTAAGAAATGTGTTGTGAAACTACCTGAGTCAGTGTCTAATGTTCTTATCCCTTTGTTGGAAAAGTTGCCATTTGGCGAGCAATATCAATATTTGGCACGTGCTGAGAAGCTGTTGCTTCAATGGAAAGACAAGCGAATTGTTGCTCAAGAAAGTTTTAGAACTAAGGTCAAAGAGCTGGCCCCGCTGATGCGCTTTCCTGCGTTAGTTGAGTGGTCTCGTAGGTCTCCGGCCGTAAAGGCTGTCATTGACGATTTTGGAGCACTTGTGAAGAGCGTCGCTGGATATGATTCGGCACGTCGTGTCGAACCCGCTTGTTTTGTCTTTGAAGGTCCAGCTGGATGCTTCAAGACAGTCATAATGAATCAACTTATTGAAGTTCTTCAGAAAAATTCTGTGTGCCCACGTACAGTGTATTGTCATAGTATGCGAGCCGTCAAAGACGGCAAAGATTTCTATGACACGTACAATAACGAAGATGTCTTTTTCATGGATGATTTAGGACAGCAAGGTGTCTCGCAGTATCGCAGTATGATTAATTGGGTCTCAGAATCGAAATATCCGCTCGATTGCGCAGAAGTCACTCTCAAGAATACTAAATTTTTCTGTAGTTCTTTGATAATGTTTACCACAAATCAGTTTTCCACTATTAATTCTTTTACTAAGGACGATTGTATTTCTTGTCCTAGTGCTCTATGGCGTCGCGGTTATGTTTTTGATTTTTCTACTGTTGTTCGTGTTGGTGATCAGCTCTCGGGCCGTATCGCTTTTAAATATTATGATCCCGTAATAGATCAGTGGATTCAAGGCTTTCCTCCTGGCGTTGAGTTGTCTATGGACACTAGCGTCGAGACGGCAAGCGATCGTCGTCGTGTCTTGGCTTGGATGTATAAAATCGTTAATGCGATAGAAAAGTCCAAACAGCAATTTGCTGAGGCAAATACCATCAACGCTGCCCAAGCAGACCAAGTTGTTGAGATGGCCGGTCATACCAAATATTTTGACTTTGAGTTGCCTTCATTGCATTTTAGCGAGTGGTCGAAGTGGCTTGTGGATAACATAACTACGAGTTTTTTGGATTGCTGGGATTTCGCCACTTTTTGTCCTTTTAATATGAGTCTTACTGTTGTTTGTGGTCTATGCCTTGTTGGGCTTGTTTCTTCGCTTGTCGTCTTTTTCCAGTCTAGTAGCGCTGTTGCTCCTGATTCTGCTGCTGATTTGAAGCAGTTGTTGAAAGAGTTACCAAGCGTCACGGACCATAGTAGTGTTGTTTCGTTTGTAAAAAAACAAGTAGTGTTTTTGACTATATATGGATCGACTAGTGAGAGTTCTACTACAGCGCTTATTAGCGGACATTGTGTTATTTTACCTTCGCACGCTACTAACGCCCGTACTATTGTTGTTTCTGCAACTTCTGAAAGCGGAAGCACTGGACGAGTTCTTGATCATGTCACACTCACTCGCGTGTATTTGAATCCGCGAGCAGATGTTGCTATTTATACCATGGATCGTACTATTATTCAGCCCTTTAAAAACTTGGCTTCCAAAATTGCTTGTGCTTCATCCTATGACTACCTTGTGACTAGCGACAAAGTCGTTCCTGTCTCTGGCGGTCATATTAACGATACAGGTTTGCACTATACTTCGTATAATGTTTTCCAGTACGTCAACGATGTTGCCCCTGGCCAGTGCTATGATTATGGTTTTTCAGCTCCTGGTTTGTGTGGCTCCGTTTTGGTAAGTAACAAAACAGGCATATGCGGCATGCACGTAGCTGGCAAGCATGACGGCTCAGCAGGCTCGGCGATAATTTGGTCAGAGCGAGTAATAAGTGACATTGTTTCTATCTTGAAATGTGACACAAAGTATCTCATTGATCTTGACTTTGAAGATCTTGGCGATGACTCGAGTGGCTTGTCTCTCGACGCACCCTATCGCGTGAGTGTTCCGATGCAAAGCAAGCTTGTTCCTAGTCCTCTTGTTGGCATCTTACCTAATTCTAAGCGTCCTGCTAACTTGTCCGTGTTTGGAGCTAAGACGGTTGATGTCTTGGCCAAGAAGTCTTTCAAACCTTTGGAGACTGTGGACGAGAGAGATGTCGAATTCGCAAAAGATTGGCTTGACATGACTGTGCAAGATTATAGCCCACTGTCTTTACGTGAGGCCATATTAGGCACTAAAGAGCTCGCTGCCCTTAATAAGAAGTCATCAAATGGATACGGCTACGAGCCTGGAAAGGAAGTCTATGTTGACTTTGAGAAAGGCGAACTAACAGCTTTGGGACAGCAAGAGTACGACCGCGTATTAGATTCCATTTGTTCTGGCGAAGTTGATCCAAAAGATTTTTTATGGACTGAGTGCTTGAAAGATGAATTGCGCCTTGAAGAGAAAGTCAACAAACCTAGAACATTTCGATGCTGCTCCGTCATAATGCAAATAATAACTAAGCAAGTTTTTGGCAATATGGTGGCGCAAGTACAGAATGACAAGTGGTCCAACGGCATTATGATTGGAATCAATCCTCTGGCCGACTTCGACAGAATTTATAGAGAGCTTGATTCATGTAAATTGAAGTGGGGAGGTGACTTTCCCACGTGGGACGGTAAGATGTCCGCTCAGTTGCAAGAAGGTAGTGCTGAAGTGTTGTCAAGAAAGTGTCTGGACTCACGTTTTCGTCTAGTAGCTCGTTTTGTTTTGTATAATATGTCTCACGCTTTAGTTCTAGTTCGTAAAAATCTTTGGCAGACAACTCATTCGTTGCCTTCTGGCTCTTTCTTGACGGCTATAGT